TAGTTTTAATAATTTTACTCACCGAATAATCCTTCAGGTGTTGTTATTGGTTTTGGTTTTTCAGTTAAAGGAAGTCCAGCATTAACAATCTTATCTCCTAAATCTATTGTAGTTTTAATATGTGGTTTATTATTAGTTAGGACTACAGATATAATTTCTTTACTTAATTTATCTTTAGGCTCATAAGATAGGACCACCATATATTTAGCTCCAGCATCTTCTGCTGTTTGTTCCTGGATTTCTACTTCACAATATTTAGCTTTTATTATCGACATAGCTTTTCCTTATTTACTGGAGCATCTATAACCATCAGAACCAACTTGAGTAAGTGTATTCTCTTTTATAAACTCTTCTCTGTAAGCTCTTCTGCTTAATTCTTTATCAACCCAGTCTTGCTGTCCAGTAAAGCCTCTATGAGCTGTAATCATGTTAGGATCTACCAAAACATCTAAACCAACTTTAAAAAAATCTGCTAATTGCTTTAGTCTTATTGCAGAACAACCATTAGCTCCTTTTTCATATTTTTGTATTTGTTGAAATGAAACAGCTAATGCTGCTGCTACTTTTGATTGGTTTAAGTTTCTAGTTTTTCTTAAGTATTTGATGTTGCTTCCAACGGTGGCGTTGAAGGCAAGTTCTTCAGGTGTTCTCTGTCTGTTAGGCATTTTATTTCCTCTGTAGTTAAGTTAAAGTAAGTCTCGATCTGTTTTTGCCATCCAGTAAAATCAAATAAAGTTGATCTTTCTGCTGTTGCAAAGAATGATAGAGGCGGCATTTGTTGGAACACATCATCAGCTTTTATAAAAAATGCTGGTAAGTTCTTCTCAAATTTTAAGTACCATTGCGTTTGGTTAATTCTATGTACTGGCATATCTGAACTGAATGCCTGGTAATTTAGATAGCTTTCGTAAGCTTTGTCTCCTAATTTTCTACTCATTTTAAGTATTCCTCCAATGGATCTATTAAGTCTCGTTTTTTCATTATTTGCTCTGATAATTTGGAAATTAATCTAGCAGCTGTAAGTGGTGTAAATTTCATTACATCACCAAACAAAGCTAAACATTCAACAGAGCTTTCAGCTATCTCTGGAATTTTATCCCAATCGTCTCTACTCATGTTCCATTCTATCTCTGTTTCAATTTGATTTTTTTTAGTTTCCATTTCCATTGCTAATTTTTGAGCAGATGAAAGTTGGTTAATTGGAGTATTAGGAAATTTAATTATTGTCATTTATTCCTAACTTTTTCATTGCGTAAGTCATTGTGCATCCTTGTGTTTGCATCAACTCCGTCTTGCTGCATTAGCTTCGCCTGGTGAAGATAGTTTTCTGCATCATTATAATTGTCATCTTTGTAACTATGATTTGTTCTAATTAATTTTGCTATCACATACATATTAGCAACCATAAAACCTGGAAGATCTGTTTCCAGTCCGAGCAGAGCAGACCACGCTTTACCTATACTATTCATATTGGTATCGAATGAGCCATACTCTTGCTCTTTGATTGTTCGGATTTGTTTAAGCTTTTCGTTTAACATTTTTATCTTTGTTAAAATCAACAAATGCTTGATCAATAAAAAATGATGCTGTCTTAGCCATAGACTGAGGCATTTCAAATTTTTTGTCAGACATTTCTCTAAGCTTTTTATAAGTGTCCATGTTCAACGCTATAGATTTATATTTATCCGTGTCCATGACTACTCCAAGTTAGATGGATCAAAAGAAGTGTCAGCTTGATTTAACTCAAGTTCTTCGACACGGTGCATCCAATAGTATGTTGCTCCAGCTGGAAGTTTTCCAGTACCAGTAGCTTGTGCTTTGTAGCCACCAATTCTATATTTTTTTCCATCAGGTAAAGTTATTGTTCCTTTAAGATCATAACTTTTTGGGTTTTCTTTATTCTCGTTAGGAAATACTACTCCTAATGATTTACGTTCAGCTTTTGGAGCTGCTGCTGCTGGTTGTTGTGTTGCGTTATCCATTGATAACTCCATTAGTCTCAAGTTTTAGTTTG